GGTGGTCTTTGATCTCTAATAGAAGACATAAGGCTTTCTGGAATATTAATATTCATTGGCGCTTGTGGCAATGGCATCATAGATGGCACTGCTGTTGGCTGTAACACTCTCATTGGAACGCCTCTGACTTCACCGCCATAAGCAGCATTCATTATTGGTTTTCCACCAGAGAGCTCTGGTATCGTGCCTTGTGGCAATAAACCAAACTCAACTGGGTTTGGTGCTTCTAGTCCTCGTCTTCTAGCTATCTCAGCTTCTATATTAAATCTTCCTGTTGGACCCATCGCTGTCATTGGTGTGATCGGCACTCCTTTCATGTTCTTAGTGTCTTCGTAAGCCAACTTGCCTAAACTAGCAGCTAAAGCTCCAATTCCAGCATTTTTCAAGAAATCTCCACCGCTACCGCCAAATAAGCCACCGCCACCTTGACCGCCAATGAGTCCACCTAATCCTTGTGCCATTCTGGAGCCAGCTTGTTGTGGTTGTCCATAAATTGGAGCACCTGTTGCTGGATCTGTGCCGATGATTTGTGGTTGACTATAAACATCTCTGCCAGCCCCATAAGACGCAAGCTGTGCATCTATCGCTGCAACTTGTTCCATGTCTCCAGAAGCCATAGCAGCTTCTCTACCAGCCTCCAAGCTCCTCACAGCAGTTGAGCTAGGATCTGCACCCATAATTCTTTCTAGTGGACCACCACCAAATAAACCAGATCTGGTCGTTAAAGCGCCTTGTATACCACCAAAACCACCAGCAGTTCCGCCAGCAATTGATGAGACACCGGGTATGCCGAGGCTACTAATTCCACCCATTACAGTGGATCCAAGTGAGCCTAACCCAGAAGCCAAACGAGGCGCAACTTTGGCAATTGCGCCAGTAATGCCACCGCCAATACCACCCAGAACACCGCCCAATGCGGTTCCAATACCGGGTATAAAAGCTGCAACAGGGGCTACTTTCTTAACAACCTTGCCAATGCCTCTAATTAATTTTTTGAAAAAACCATACTCTGGTAAACCAGTTTGTGGATTTAATGATGCAATACCAGAACCAACGACACGCTCTTCTGGATTAATGTTGTAATCCATAAATTTACGCTCAAGCATTGACTCCAGCTCTGGATCATCCATGAGCATCTGTGGAGGAATAATGGTATCGCCCATTTCTGTGTGAACTAAAAACTGATCTTCGCCAGTTCCCATTTCTTGAATTTGTTGAGCCTCAAGACCCATTGGAGCATTTTCTCTGATTTGAGCGCTTTCAATCTCCATCAACAAGCGATTTCTTTCATCTGGAGTTAGTTCATCCAATGGACTTATATTAGGTTCAAAATTTGGATCGAGTGGCATAGGCATTGTCTCGACAGGAATATTTGGATCGCGTGGCATATTCTGCATACGAGGTTGTATTGATTGTCTAAACATTTCCATTTCTCTGTTTGAAATGGCTCCGCTTCCTATGCTTGGTCCAGCAGTTGTCTTACCAAAGTTGTCTATTCTTCGTTGTAATTGTTCGCTTATTGCCATAATTAACCTATTGTAACTGTAACGCTTCCTATACTAAATGTAGCACCCAATCCAACTGGATATGTTTGATGGCTGTATAAATCTCTTAGGGCATTACCATCAAACGCTTGGTGAATCTCTCTAGTAGTATTAAATATTATAGCACCAGTTGCAAATTGTAAGGTATCTATTTCATCATCGTTGTAACTGGGCACTCGATCTGGGTCTACAGCGCTTAAATTGATCTCTAGGACACGAACCAGCCTATTGTAAAGCTCTGCGGTGACTGTTCCTGTCTCAGCAAGTGGTAAACGAGTAGGTAATAACTTGCTCATCTTCTGCCAGAAGGCTGAATATCGAGGCGTGTACTACCCAATCTCCACTTATAATCTTTGCGATCAGAGTCTGTATTATCATCGTCTGACTCGAACCGAAGCACAAACTGCCGACCCCTAGAACGAACATAGCTTTGATTGGTGGTCGATGTTATTTGATTTGTAGACGATGTAGACAGGCTTTCTCCATTGAAATTCCTGTTTTTCAACACAATATTCACAGCACCATTGGGGTTTGTTCCAGTTTCTTTCACAAACTTAATGTCTGGAATGATTCTTTTAATAAATGCAAACTGCTCGCCATCCCCAAAATCAAGATCCGCAGACTCAATATAAACATTATCCATGGGCTCAGTGTCGTTGTTGTAACCATTCTCATGTTCGTATAAATAATAAGCACTAGACGACACGCCAGTTGCTTGTGGTTTGTTTTGTATGCCACCATCCACCCAAGCATGACGAACCAGAGATCCTATTGACCAAAGGTTTTCCTCGTAATTGTACATCGCGTATCGTGATATTTCTTTGGTTCCATCTTCTACCGAAGGGTAAAAAAACCATACTTCAGAAAATTCAGAGTTAAGAGCGACATGACATTTAAAAGACTGAGATTGATCTAAGTCTTCAAATACATACTCTTGCACAGAACAAGGTATCTTCTGCACCGCACCATTGTAGAAATAAAAACCTTGCTTGCTCATGTAAAAAACACCACTGGGTGCATTAATACAGGCTTTTGGACCAATCAATCCAGCACCTTCGTTGATTAAATTGACCGCAAAAGTCAATGGCGGTCCAATAAAGTTCATAGAATATAAAGATGTATCGGTCCAGATCAAGACTTCTTGCCTTGCTTTTATACCGCCAACGATGTGTGAACCGCTTGATAATCGAAGAGATCCAGCAGAATTAGTTGTCTTGGGTTCAAACTCAATTGAGTTTTCTTGATCTGAAAACGCTATAAACATTGGATCAATTGTACCAGTTCTATCGTTGCTGGAATCCAATGGATCAGCTCCCAATACAATTAAATGTCGATCTGTTTCAGATGTAATAACTTGCAAGCCAAGGGTTGGTACTTTGTTTGCACCAGATATGCCACTCAAAACCACTGCTCTTGTTGACAAACCATCGTTTTCCACCCATTTATAAATACCGCCAGCTCTGGGATTAATAATTAAGTCTTCACCAAAGTTATCGTGTGTCCAAAGTCTTAACTGATTTGTAGCATCAAGGCTTCCACTGGAGCCAAAAGCCGATGAGCCAAACCCATCAATGCCCCAACCAGTGCCTTGCACATAATCATCTAGCCCGACATTAATTTGATACAGTCCATCAACGCCAGATCCACCATTTCCACTGTCACTGCTGTTTGCTAATACAGGGTTTCCATCAGTGTCTTTTGCTTCTATGGTGTAACTATTTGCATTTACAATCGTTGCTATTTGATACTCTTGATTTAACACCGATGCAGTAATCAAACCGCCAAGCGAAACAGCACCAGATATAGTAACAAAATCATTTTTTACAGCGCCATGGGAAGAGTCAGTTACTGTAATTGTTGCATCGTCATTTGCAACTTTTGCAAAAGTAATGCTATTGGTGCTGGTTTTTCTAATCGGTGTTATGTCGTTGTAAGACCCACCAGACTCAATGTAATATTTTAAAGTTGTGCCTATACCAGTGTATCGTGTACCAGCCAGAGAAACCCATTGATGTAAGGCTCTTGCAATGCCTAAGAAGGCAGTTGTCGAGTATTTTAACCAACCACCAATCTTTTCAGCTCTGTTTTTTCTAAAGCGTATAAAATTAGCATCGACCCAGCCACCTTCGTTGCTGTAATCGGTTTCTTCTTTATTAATACCAGCTTTGAAATTAAATTTTGTTAGAGGCATAAGTAAACTCCTTGATAAAAGTTTACCACAAAATTATTCCACTAAGCTAAACGAATGATTGCGCCTGTGGCTGTTGGACTTGGAAATACGACTGTAAAATCGCCAGCAGTAGATGTTTTGTCTCCACCAAAGTCAATGGCACACAAGGCTTTATTACTATTGGTTGAGTTATAAAGCAAACAACCTCTTGCAGTTACAGTAGCTGTTCCAAAAGTTAAGTCAGCAAAATCACAAACAGCAGTTGTTCCACTGGTAGATGGTGTCACATTTGTCAATGTAGAACCGCCAGCGCCATAATTAGTACCACTTACTTCTTGTGCAGTTGAATACGCAGTAGTCCCAGCACCCATTGTTGCTGAACTTGTGTATAACGCTAATTTAATAGAGTCAGCTCCATTCGTTAGATTGTGACCTTCAACAAGAATTTCTTGTTTAAAACTTGTTGCTATTGCAGATGTAATTGCCATCTAAAGCTCCTTAATAATTTTAGCCATGTCGCTGTGACCTTGGCTATTTAATAATCCTACAATAGTTACTCTATCAGAATTTATGGCACTTTTCATACCATTTAACACGATAACATAAATATGCTTTTTAAACTGTAAAGCCTGCTCTCTGATATGAGGTGGTGCTTCGGCTGAAATATCACAAATTTTATTGGTTATCATCTCAGCCCAAAACTCTGGGTCGTGCCCTTTGTTTTGCGTTGTATGAACGCTGACTTGACCTAGTTTTATAAAGCTGTCTGTCATTATCCCTTATATGGTTCTGGCGGAACAATCTCTTCTTGAAGCGTTAAGTTATACTTTGAAAGCTCTGATTCTATTTCCTCGTAAGGAGCAATAATCCACTTCTCTTCATGTGGCACTGCCACCAAAGGCTTATCTAACCTGTGATAACCATACAATCGTTCTGTTGCTGGCACACAGGAATCCAATACTGTTGAGCGTGGTGAAACACCTACAGTAATGCCATTCTCCATTAGCTTACACAACCAGAACTCAACACAAGCTCTACCAGCTTCAGCAAAATGTAAATCACTTGAATAAGAAAAGTCTATGCCAAACAAGTCAATCGCTGACACTTTATTGTATAAAGCAAACGCAATCGCATAAGCAACTGTGTTGTTGAAGTAAGCACATTTTGCATGATTCGCAACTTCAACCAATGGGTACATCACCGCATTAGGAACTCTTTTATCGAGCTCGCAAGTGTATATGGGTATTTTTAACTTAGGCAACAGCTTTTTCATTGCATTTGTTTGCTTGCCAGCGTCATTGGTGTCGAAAAAACGACTTGCTGGATCCATCATAAACAAACGATCTAGGTTAAATACAGAAGCTGCGGAGTTGATTCCCCAGACTTCATCCCATTCTTTGCTGTTTTCTTTGGAAATTACATAGTCTATTTGAGACAGACCTAATCCGATTAAGGCAATTCGCTTGCCTTCGAGCGATTTAATAGGTTTCATTACGATACGCCAATTCTTAAACTGTCGTATCTGTATTCATCCCTCGTTTCTCTTCCTTCACTTAAATTCTTCATTCGAGCCACACTCTCCTTGAATCTTGCTTCAAAGTTAGCAATAACATCTGGCGTTTCTTTTAAGAAAATTGCACCTTCGACTAAACTTCCATATAGCAAAGCATCGCTATAATCTGTTGAAAGCACTGTTGTTCCACTGTCACTACCGCTTGTAATTGAAGCTGGTTTATATAAATAATGTAATTCTACATCAAAAGCTGCATTGGGTACAGGGGCTAATGCGAAAGAGCTTTGACTGTAAATTGAATAATATTTGGGTTGCCCTGTCACTGTCGTTGTTGGGCTGTATTCTTTTAAAAAAGAAGCATGTTTAAGATCAAGATAAGTATATGTATTACTGCTAATAATAGCCAAACTCATTGGCGCTAGAAAATCCGTAGGACACGCTAAAAAACGATTGTTATTTGCAGTTTGACCTTGAACATTCTTTCTCTGCTCTGGCAACTGCACCATTTGTAATATTCGATCTTCTGCCTCTGTAATAAAAGTAGGCAATTGCGTTGTAAAAGTGCTTTCGCTAGACTCTAAGTAGTCTCCGATTGCTGTTTTCAATGTAGAATAAGTAAAGCTCATGTCGTAGTTATAGTAACAGAGCCAACTTCACAATCAACTTCAAAGGTCGTAAGCTGGCTTCCTAGTTTGCCTAAACCAGTATTGGTATAGACTGTAAAAAAATTATTGTCATCGGCATTGTCTGGTCTTGGGTTTTTTAACGCTTCACCATCAACTGTTGCTGGTCTTGGGCTTAACTGTGGATGTTTAGGGCTCCATTGATCTGGACCCACTAAGAATCCATCCCAAGTCATTTTCATATCTCTCAGCCGATAACGAAAACCTGTAATGTCACAGATCCCATACGCATATTTTCCATTTGCGTAAGTAGACATTATGGCGTGTTATAGCCCCTTATATCTGGGCTAATCCTAAAACTTGCTCTTTCTTCGTCTTGCGTCATCGCTCGTAGGAACTCTTCCTCATACAACTGTTTAAGCATTCCAGTTCTTTCTGGAGCTCTTTTTAAAGATATGTAGTAAGCCAACCCAGCAGCTAAACAAGGATAAAATCGATAAGGCATCTGCATCGTGTCTGCACCAGTATCTGCATCATCCATTCTGGTTAAAACATTCATATATATAGTATATGTGCTGGACTTGTCTGGTGCTGGAAACACAGTAATTGTAGGAGACAATTGCTTATCAATCATAAATTGATTGGGTTTTCCTGTTGTGCTCTTGCTTGGATAAGAAGAATATTCAGATCGACTAATCCTAGTCATTGGTATATCAGAGATTACAGAGTTTGTTGTTTCTCTTATAAACGCATCCAATACATCAATCGGTGCTGAAGCATTGGTTGTGTCAATGTTATAAACAGTGGTGTCTGCAACCATAGCAACAGTCTTTTGATTGACAGTCCATTGATTGAGCCCACGATTGGACCATTCAGCCAACAAAAGATTTAAACTTCTTTTTGCTGTCTTGAGATCGTAGCCAGTTCTTAGCTCTATTCCACAACGCTCAAAGGCTTCTTCAATAAACTCGCCAACATCTGGTTCAAAATTTTTACTGCCAGAGGTTGCCATTTATTTTCTCCTTGTTACTTTTTTACCTACCTTTTTAGCGTATGTTTTCGCTTTTTTCTTACCAGCTTTGGTATATGCAAATTTCTTTTTACCTACTTTTGGCATTTAAAAACCACCTTAACCATAGTTTTTTATTAGCTCAAGAATAACAACATAAGTATCACCGCTTGAATGACCCAGTGTTGTAAAGTCAAGATCGCCAGTTTTACCGCTACCAGCATTGTTTGGTATTCCAGAGAAATCGTCATAATACTCGTCACCTGTAGAGTCGGCTGGCAAACTGACAGCCAAAACATTGGTGCTTGCATCAAAATCAATCTTAATGCTCATTCCAGTGGTTGCCCACCAGACTTTTGCGATTGCTACAGATGAGCAAGCTACTCCAGCAGCGTTTGCATTCAAAGCAGAAACATCTACTTTCTTGACTGCTGATTCACCAGTGCCATCGCTGACATTGGTGAATTTCATAACAGCTTTTCGTTGTCCATCTTGAATCGTTTGCGATGTTACTACATCAGCCATAATTGACTCCTAGTTTACTCGAATATAATTCGATTCATTGATTGATAATGAACATCTAATGCTTCAGCAGCGCCAGCACCAGCTTCTATTCCAATGTAAGGAATAAAATCAATATCATCAGTCATTGCTGTTGATTTTGTAGTGCCTTTAGCTACTGCTGTACCGCCAGTAGAACCAGCAGTTGTAGTAATGTCATATTGAATACCATCAACAAAGATAGATATTTTTCTCGCAGAATCAAAAACAATTCTTAACTTATAAGTTGTGTTCGCAGCAACTGTAATTGGCAATTGACTGATGTAATCAGTACCGCCAATACTATGTATAAAATGCAACTTAGTAAAATCAGTAAATGCCTCAGAGTTAGTCGCATCAGTCTGGAACTTGAAATACGCTTGATTGGCATCTGTAGCGACCAATTGATCGTTAGTCAGCTTTAAGCCAGCCCAGAGCTTTTGATTGTCAATTGCATTTGTTGAAATTGCACATTCCCATTGTGTTTGGTTCTCAGAACCCCACAAAACGCCTGTCCAAGCTGTAAAAGCGGTGTCCAAATGTGGAGCAATAATCGCTTGATCTTGGTCTGCGCCAGCAGTTGTAATCGTAATACCAGCTCTAGTTGTATCAAAAGTACACAAAGCAGTCGTCATATTGGTTCCTAGAACCTCAAAGTTTTTACTGGCAGCTCTTGCTACTTCAACAGTATAAACTTGGTCAATGTCTGCATTGATCGCTGGTCTTTTCTTAAAATATGATGATAAGTAATATCGACCAGTATCTTTGGTAGCATCGTTTAATTGTGAAATATCAGATATTTCTCCAGTGTCCGAATCTTTATTAATGATGTCGAAACCATTTTCAGACCTAACTGGTCCACTAAATGTTGTGTTTGCCATAATTTTTTCTCCTTTGAAAAAATAAGTCTTATCGTCTTGGCTTGTCTGCTAGGTCAGTCGATAAAACAAAATATATTATCCTAGATAATATAAACTATAGCATAAAAAGAAAGCGTGTCGTTAAGAAATTAACTTAGGGCGAATTAACTTGGTTGTTTTGTAAATAACTTTTCCATCGCCTTCTTCAATAATAATTTTTTTTCCGTTGTAGGGACTATATTCACATTCCTCACTCGGATCAAAAGAGTTGTGTGCTTTGATTGTCGCTTCAAGCTCAACAAATTTATCTAATGATAATTCGTAAAGATTATCGCCACAGAGTACCCTGTGGTGTGGATCGTCTGTGGTGTTTAAGTATTCATCATCAATCTTCTTATTGAAAGCGGTGTTCCACTTTCCATTGGTTATGAATCGCTCACCATCCTCAGTAACCCACTTTAATTTTAAGTTCTCGCCCCAATCAGTCTCTACTTTTTCAAGGTCTAACAACATAGCTCTGACCTTTATTTTTTCTCCAACCAATCCCAAATGTTTATTAGCGTTTGCTGGTATGTGTATTGCAAGTGACTTGCAAATATCAGAAAACCTTTTATGAACATTGCTTTTAAATTTTGTGCGTCTTGCAGAGGAATTAATTTCTAAAAGTGACATATCACAAATGCGGTAGTTAAAATCTTTAAAAGGATTAAAGCCCTCATCCATTTTTTTATGTGCTTCGCGATTCCACTTTCTAAATGCAGCACTTTTTCTAATTACTTCTCCAACAACGACTTTCATTTTTTCTCGTTCCTTATCCATTTCTATTTCTTCTTTTGTTCTACGAATAATTGTCGAGAGCTTGGCATCTAAAACACCATCAGTAAATAACTTAGGCAACTTTTCTTCGTTTGGATATATCTCTTCGAGATAGGCTTTTGCTTTTTTTATAGCCTTATTGGGATCAGTACACAATACAATTTCATGCTTTTCTCGAAGCCGAATATCTCCAATATCCTCAACATTAGCATCGAAACTTTTTAAACAGAAAATTTTGTTTTTTTCACCAGTTGAAATGTAAAAATAAGTATTATTTGGATCTCTTGCATAAAAACGCTTAATGCCAGATCCACCACACCTAGAACAATTCTTGGCTCCAGCGCAACCAAAACAAATATCTCGATCTCTTAAATTGTAGCTATGTTTGCCAGATCCGCCACATCTGCTACACATCTTACTGCCTTTACAGCTTGGGCAAACTTTATCGAACTTATTTAATTTAATATTCATCACATATATATAATAACAAATGTATAACTATTTGCAAGTTTTTATACATACTAAATTACATTTATTATAGGCATAAAAAAAGGGCTCCGAAGAGCCCTTTCAGTCAGTAGTTGAGTTATAAACCCTACTGTGGGTTCAATTAAGCTCCCTGTGAACCATAGATTCCACGCCAGTTAGACCAGCCAAAGCTATATCTTTCTCTAGCTTTGTATCTGATATTACCAGTTGAAAAATCTGGTTCCATGTTGGTTTCCATACCTGTTCTTTGGAACATTTTAAGCCCTTCGCCTTGATCTGTAACAGATGTAAGCAAGAAGAACGCATCTGGATCATTCAGATAATGATTGACAGTATAGCCACCAGCCAACACGCCTGTGTTTTTGATAGCATTTATGTCGTTATCTGCTGTTCCAGATCTTTGAGGACTGTTCAATATTCTGTCAGCAATAAAGGTCAATTGTGGTGGAACCACAAGTTTTGAACTTTGTACTGATATTGTTAGTCCACGATCATCTGTGAAGGTAGATATATCAATCAACGCATCTTCTAATGAAGTTTCATTAAGATCTGCCATTGTTGTTGCTCTGTTCGCAGCAGTTCCGCCACCAGCTAGTGGATGGGCAGTGTTGATTAACGACACGCCATCGCCACCAGTGAAACTTGAACTGAATGCGTTATTTAGAACATTAGCGCCTTTCACTTCTTTGGTGTTAGCCATAGAGCGAGCCAGTGCTTTTGTATATCTTTTGCCTAAAGAATCATATAAATTATCCTCTTGAGCTTCTTCAGTTAAAGCAAAAGCCAACGCAATCGTATCATGCGTGTATCTTGCTGTATAACTTTCAGTAGCGTTATCGAAAACAACTCCTTGTCCTTCAGATTTAGTAGGTGCAGAACCAAAACCAACGATTAAAACTTCTTCTTCAAAGGCTTTTTGTGAGTCTTCGATAGAAAAAATTTCGGAATATTCTTGATCGTATTGATCGTATTCCATTCCGAAAAGGCTGTTTAATCCGGGTTCTAGTTCAGCAGCTAATTGTGCTCTTGAAATTGCCATTATTTAGCTCCTTATGCTAGTCCAGCACCTTTCTGTCCCATTATGTGGTTTTGAATCACACAAAGAACATTAGTGTTGGCGGATGCAACATCCGAGTTATCGGGGTCCTGTGATATATCTAGCGCTTTCAAAGGTAGAGTAGCAGTGGTATTACCAGTGCTCACACCAATTTCAGTGTTAGATTGTCCAGAGTAAGTGTCGCCAACAGGTGAACCATCAACAATGTCAAAGTTTCCAAACAAGTCAGCTACTGGAAAAGCAGCATTGCCTTGAATTTCAAACACGACATCGGGATCGTCAATTATGTTAGCAATAATATCCGAAGCAGAAACGCTGCCGGGATAATAGTTTTTGAAGACTTGCTCGCCAGATGTGGGATCGGTATAAGAAACACCATTAAACACACCTACGATTGGAACAGTTCCAGAGGCTGCATGTCTACCGAGTACGCCAGCAGTAAGCTGAGTAACCAAGTCGCCTTGGAATATCGGTGTCGTTGCGCCACTTGCTATTCTATATCGGCTTTGACCGCCAGAATAGGGTGCTCCGCCCATCATACGAACAGGTCTACATCCGAAAGGGGCATCTTTATTTGCCATGGGATTTATCTCCTGTTAAAAAGTTACTTTTTCCCAAAAGTAACTTGAGTTTCCCTCTTAGCATCATATTTCACATATCGACCATCTTTTGCAGAATCATTAAACATGTTGTTGTCTAATGCTTCATTTGCTTTTTGAGTAGCCTCTTCGTAATGAGACCTTCTCTCTTTGATAGTTTCAAGTGGAATCTTCGCTAATACGAGACCCTCGTTATGTACAACGCCAGCCAGTCTACCTTTTTCTTTAGTCGCAAATGCAAAGCCTTTGGGTAATTCAGAGCCTTGAACAAACTCCCAACCCTCACGCAATCTATAACTAATGTTATTTGCATCTTCTTGACCAAGATACGACTCCCTTATCCATCGGTATTCATAACCTTCTGGAGCTGGGGGTGTCTCTAGTTTTCTTACTGGTCGCCAAGGTTTTCTACGAGCTTCTTTATCGTGTGTCTCGGATTCACGCGTGTTTCTGGCAGTGTCCATTCTTTCCATTTCTTCCATTATACTGTCTCCCTTTGAGAAATTTTTTGTTTTTCTTTAGCGACTCGTTTTAACCATTCGTCTTCCGACATATTATATGGTTTGAGTCCACGAAGACGATCTACTTCTGACTTGGAAAAAATCACGCCATTCTTTTTACCTTGTGTTTTTTGCCGACTTCCAACGGAAGCAGAAGTGACTCTTTGCACAGAGGGTCTATCTTCTCTTGTTTCGGCTTTCTTATTGTTTGCCATATCTGGGTAAACATTAGAAATTCTTGTATCTAACTCGTCATAATAATCATTAGAGTCTGGCTCATAGCCTTCATTAATAAGATTAAAATGAGTAAAATAAGCATATTGGCTGGCTTCTGCATTTTTTGGATCATCTTGATCGCCATACCAAGGGTTATTTGAAGACCAATCCAACGCTTCTCTTGTTGGCTTTGGTGCTTCTTGTTGAACTGTTTGTTGTTGTACTGGCTGTTGAACAACTTGTTGTTCATTAACAGACTGTCTGTTTTTAGCAACTCTTAGCTTTTCTTTCTGTATAGATAGATCGCTTTTAAGTGTATCTGCCTTAGACATCAGTTCAGCATCTCCAGATGCAACAGCTTTTTTGTAAAGCTCATCAGCCTGTTGTTCTTTGGCTTGTACCGATTGTTCTTCAGCAACAAATAAATTTTGATTCAGCGTATTACTGTGGTTCCTAAGAGCCATAATTTCAGCATCTCTTTCGGCAATCATTCTTACCGCTTCATCTGCTCTTTGTTTTTCAGCTCTTATTTGCTGATTTTTTTTGTTAATTCGTTTAGAGACTTTTTTCGTGTATTGATCTAGTTCTTCTTCACTAGCAACAGGCTCCCCAACAGGAGCTGGCTGTTCTTCAACCACGCTAACTTGTATCTCTTCTTCTTGTGTTTGTGCTTGTTGTTCTTGCGTCATTATAAACTCACTATATCATTTGGATTGAGGATTGTCCCAATAACTTCATCATCGTTGATGATCCTAACCTCTGCTCCATCTTCCAATTTAAACCTTGCCCCAGCGTATCTTCCGATCAATACCCATTGACCTTCCTCGCACCAAGGCTCTCCATATTTAGCATCACTGTAACAAAGTGGACCACACTTAACGACATAAGCAACCACAGTTGCCAATTGTTCTTTGTCCATTGTTTCCTTTGTTAGTAAGATACCACCTTTGGTTTCTCCCTTGCCACGATAGGGTAAAACCAAAATCTTCCAGCCAGTTGGCTGTGGCATTCGTTCTAGTGCTGACCCATCCAGTTTTTCTGGATTAAGAACTGCGTTCTTAGGATCTACATAAGCCGATGCAATCTCTACTTTTGCGTTTTCCATTAATTTTCTCTATTAAAGTAATTTTTTATAAAATCTTGTATATTGTATACCGCTTCGAGCTTTCCTTGCAAATATTTATGATGCTCCATGTCAGAAAGACTGCCACTCATATAGGTTTCTTGTATTTGTTCGAGCTCTTTGTTTAGCTCTTTGCTGAGTCTTTCAGCAAAATCAATTGAGTCCATTTGTTATCTGACCTTAAAATTTAGTCCTTGTTTAGCAGCTCCACCGCCACGACACTTTACTACTGAGCCACCTTTTTTCATTTTTGATTTGTTTAAAGCAATTGCTATAGATTGTTTCTTGGGATAGCCCTCTTTTTTTAATAAAGAAATATTGCTAGATATTGCTTTTTTACTATTTCCCTTTTTTAGAGGCACTTTTTTTCTTTTTTGTTACTTTCTTAACTACTTTTTTAACTGTAGATTCTGTTTTCTTAACAACTTTCTTAGGCTTGGGAGCTTCTTTAACAACTTCTCCAAGCGCTTCTTTTTCAATTCTTGCCATTTTCTTGGCAATCCTTTCCATGTTTTTGTTGTGAGCTTCTGCTTTTTCAGATACTGCTTTCGCCATATCAGCAATTTCTTGTTCTCTGTCGGCTTTCTTTTGTTCACGCAGTTTTTCTGCTGCTTCTTTTATATAAGATGTTGTCACTTAATTTCTCCTAAATCTTTGTTCTAGTTCAAGCAGTTTAAGCTCTGCCTGTTGTTCTAATCTATCGAGACCTAATTGTAGCTTATCATCAGCTATTGCTTTTTGCACATCTATTCTCTGTTGCGTAATCTCTGCATCCAACATCTGTTCTTGTTGTTTCTGCTGTTGTTTGCCTTCAAACTGTTCTTGATCCATGTCTAACTCTTTGTCTTTCAAAGCGAGCTCTTGTTGCCTAATTGCAACCAATGGATCGCCTTGATTCGCTTGACCTATTGAAGATAAGAACTGATTGGTAAGCTCTGCCAATATTGGTGAGCTCATCTGATCGAGCATCATCTGTAATTCTTGTTGCATTTGCATGGCTTCTTCTGGTGTTACTTGTTGCATCTGCTGTTGTAACATCATCATTCTTTCTTGCATTTCTGGTGGCATTTGTTGTTCTGCTATTTGACTGGCTAAAAACTGTAAATGTTGCATCACATGACTAATGATAATTGATTGAAACTGTGGATTCTCTTGAACCACTTGGGTCAAAAACAAACTCTGGTGAGCACTGACATGTGACTCATGGTTCTGTGGAGCAAATGCTTGAGCTGGTTGTCCCAACAATAAACCACTGTTTTCAATACCAGCATCTATTGGTTTCGGTGTCATGTCTGGTGGTGGTTGTATTAATGACTCAACATTGTCTATACCTAAAGCGCCATACATTCTCTTATAGGCTTCGTAAATGCCCATTGGTCCATGAACCTCTGGTGCGGATTGAACCATTTGCAATAGCTCTTGAGCCATTGTTATTCTTTGGCTTTGTGAAAATATATTGGGATCAGACACTGGAACTATATCGACACGATCATCAAAATCGCTGATTTTAATATCTTTAGAGCCAGAGCCAGTCTCAAAGTTGTACTCTGGTGGTAAATAATCGGCAAACACATCTGCCAATAAATTAAACTCAACCTTTTGTGAGTAATGCAATCGCTTCTGAATTGCAGACATTACCTTCGTACCACGCTCTAATAACGCAACAGTTGTGCCTACAGGCATTGCTTGGTTCATGTCACCCACATTCATATCAGCAGTTGCTGCAAATCTTTTTCCAGAGTCAACCAATAAACCAAGTAATTGCATTAAAACATTGCTGGGCTCTTTAATTGGCAATGGAATCAAGTTCTCTCTAAGAGATCCGCCTGTCGTGTCGATGTCTCTAAACTCACCGGGTTGTAATGGATCTGCTTCATCTCTGATACGCATACCTCTGGCTTTAAAACCAGCAGGTAAATTAGCAAGCGTTCCAGCATCTATCAATTGTCTTAGTATAGATGTGGCTGCTTTCGATATACCGCCAATCATGTGTGAAAGACCTAGACCATAGAATCCTAAACCGGGTAGGAATTTGTATTGCACGAAATAATTAATTTTGGTTTTGTCTGGGTCTTCTGGGTTGTAATTTCTTCTGATGGATAGAACTGTATTTGCTTGCTCGTCAATCGTCACAATATAGGGTAATTTTAGTCCAGTCGGTTCACCCTCTGCACCTATGTCTTCATAACCTTCTAGGTCTAAGATTGTATGCACTTCATAGATAGTTCTGTTTCTATCTTCTGTGTAATCTGGAGCCACTCCTTCGATTTCGTCTATTTCAGTAGTGATCTCGCTTCTTTCTTCGTAAGATTCATCTGGTATATCAACATCGGCATAAAAACCAGATAGCTGTTGTTTTCTAATCTCGTTCTTCGACATGCTGATTACATGTGTGACTCTTTCTGCTGAGAACATGTCTGGTGCTTCATAAGGAACAATTAAATCTTCTGGTGGAATAAATTTAGCAACAGCTCTTTTTAACACGAAGTCAAAGTACACTTTCTTAAATGCTGAACCAGCTAAAGGCAAGTAAAACAACAACTGATCGAGCTCTGGGTCGTATTCTTGCATTACATTCATAATGTAATAGTTCATAAACTCTTGCACTCTATCTGCTTGGCTTTCTGTTTCAGCAGTTCTCATGCCAATAATTTGTGTCTTAACTGGTCCTTTTGCTGGTAATAACTCCTTGTAAGCATTCGCTTGAAACTGAGTAACAGCTTCTGCAAGGATTGGATGAATCACGCCAGAAGAACCTTCAAAGGGTTGTGATCGGCTATCGTCAAATTTCATGCCTAAGTATTTCAAACCATCTATATAGGTTTTTTCCCACTCTGATCTTGATTCTAAGTCGTTCTTTATCGAACTACATAGGTCTGATGAGAGCTTGGAAAGCGTTTCTTCGTCTAATGATTCAGCAAGATTTGCAAAAAAATCTTCTTCGACAGGCTGTTCTTCAGCCATTTCTCCATCTAAGATGACATCATCGCCAGAAACAACAATAGTCATAGCCTCTTCCAAGGCTTCTTGTCTGGTTTGCTCTGGAACAATCTCGATCATAGAGCCAGATTCTATAATATCTGGATCGTTTTCTGTTCCTAGTTTTCTCTCTACAACCATATTAATAACAGTCTACCATTTAAATGGTTGATTTCGCACTTTTTTGATTGTGCGAAAATCCAAATAAGGAGGTAAAGTAATTGTTTTTGCTGATTTATTAACTGGCGAGCTAAAATAAGATTTTAGTTTTTTAAAAAAAAGTTTCATCAATAATACACTACTCTATTTTTGCTTAACAATTTTACTTCGTCTTGATAATCTTCGTGCAAAGATAGAAAACCACCTTGCCTAAATCTCATCAATGCCATTGTAGCGCTATCGCAAAAGTCATCGTGATCTCCATATGGAAAAGCTGCCATCTCTTCCCTCACTTCGTCTGCAAACACTTCGTCTGGAGCCCAAACCATACCAGATTCAAAAATTGGTGCAACACTATTCATTCTTGCAACCTTATCTTGACCTCTACTTGGGGTATACGAAGTGACTGGTATTCCCATTCTTCTTAACTCTTGTGTTAAAGGCGTTCCAGACGCTTTTGCTTCAATCAAAATACAATCTGGTTCCCAGTATTTGTATTCATCCCAAGCCAATCTTTTTAGCTCTGGAAAATCTACTCTTACTCTTTTTGCATCCAATAAAATAATGTTTGGCGTTTCATCGTCTGCGTGTTCAAAGATAGCCCAAGTCGTAATTGCAGAGTAGTCAGCAGTCTCTTTTTTAGAAAAAGCTGTGTCATAACTTTGTATGACATAACTGTATGGTGGTACTTTTTCTTCATGCCATTTTTTCCACCACTCTCTTTTAACGATAGATCCTTCTTCAGATGTTGGGTTTTGCATCCATTGTGCGTTCCATTTGGCTACTGGTAACGATGCTTTTACGCCCAAAAGCTCTTCTTTCTTCCAAAATTCACCCCACAAAGGATTTTCAGTTTCTGGCATAAGTGCTGGAAACTCAACAATTTCCCATTGATCTGCATGGTCATCGCCTTGTTTTTTTAATAATTGCCCTACCAAATCTTTTGTGCTCCAGCGAGTCATTACAATTACAATGGTTCCACCGGGTTGTAAACGCTGTCTAGGACCAGATGTATACCATTCATAAGCTGACTCCAATGCTTTTGGTGATAATGCGTCTTGCTCTGAGTGTGGATCATCAATAATTAATAGATCTGCACCACGACCTGTAATTGCACCACCAACACCAGCGTAAAACGATTCACCTTCTTGGTTTGTTGTCCAACGACCAGCAGACTTGTTATCTGCTTGCAATTTAAGTTCTGGAAAAATAAATTTAAAATCTTCACTGTCAATCAAGTTTCTTACCTTCCGACCAAAACGAACTGCAAGTTCTGCTGTATGCGTACATTGGATAATCTTTAATTGACCATTTAAGCCCATCATCCATGCTGGTAAATATGTTGATGCAAACTCTGATTTAGAGTGTCTTGGTGGTAAACACACAATTAATCTTTTTAGTTTACCTTCTGAAATTCTATTAAACTTGTCAGCAATAATCTTATGATGGTGTCCTTCTATAAAACCACCCCACATGTATTTAACAAATTGCATAAAGTCTTTACGACACGCATCTTGCGTATCAATTTGCTCATAACGATTAATTAAAGCAAGTGCTTCATCCTTTTCTTGTTGTGAGAGTATGTCAAAGTCTTTTAAGAATTGTTCTTTCATGGCGAGCTAGATAGATAGTAGTGACAAGTGTGGTTCTACCTAGCTCTAAGCACTAATGGAGAAGTGCCTAGTGCAAGTATAGAATATTCAGTTTTATTCTTCTTTATTTTCTTCATCGTCTTCATCTATATCTCTGTAATAATCAACAATATGCAATATTTGTTCTAAATACCTAGTAATCTCACCCATGGTCATTGATAAATTCTCATAGCCTTGCGATGTCAAACCATAGTAAGCAACTCTGGGCTCTTCTCCAGCCTCAACCTTTTCAATATACTCTCCCATAGTGTCTGGGTTTAGAATAACCCATTCAACAGGTGGCGTGTCGATTGGTTCTGGCAAAGGCGGATGATAGATTGGAGTTCTTTTTGCAACGCTAACCACTTCTACAGGCTTAACCTGTGGCTGCCTATTTGTCATTTCACTCATCAAAGAGTATGTAGAGCAACCATTAATTAGTGGTATCAGTATCAGTAGTTTTTTCATCGCTTGTTAATATTTTAAAATTTTCTATAACTCTTGCTGTCGCTCGATTGACTTTTCCTTGAAGAATTAAAGGCTCAGTCATCGCCATGCCTTCTAAATTAAAGTTGGCAAACTTACTTCTAAGTTTAGTCACCTGTGCTTGAGAAGCGCTGTATTGCGTGTTTAGGGATTGTATTTGAGCTTGTGTTTTCTTAGCAGACTCTAAGGCTTTTACGATTTGATCGTTTTGCTCTTGTATCGTTCTTTCAAGCACTGCTTGATTGTTTATAGCTGTCTGTAGCTCTATTTTTGACTTATCTAGCTTTGCCATCAATACAATATTGATACAAATAGAGATCAATAAAATTACTCCAGCTATTGCCAGACCTTTCACTTTTTGCTTTTTGTTTTTACAGCAACTGTCTTATAGGCTTCATTGACATCTGGCGTTGATTTGTCATCACCAACATATTTGCCATCTTCATCTCTTGCACGAACTTTCTTTTCTTCGTAACCAAGAAATGTTGTCTTAAACCAATTAGTTAATCCATAAGCCATTATTTTTCTCCTTTAAAACTTTTAGATGATCCGCTTGTTCCAGCATATAGTCCAAACCAAGCAGCTCCTGCTCCAACTACTATAGATATTAAGCCCGATTGTTCAAAGCTAGGTTCTGGTAGATCCATAAACCAAAAAGTAGTGTAGTAAAGCAAATACATATAGACAGACAAAAATGCTCTTGGAAAGATTCTCCACGAATCAATAGCTTGAGCTATAAATATAACCTTCTGATAAGGGTTATCATTCTTCTCATCTTCTAAAGTTCTTATTTTATCTTTAAGAGCAGAGTTTTCTTGGAGCATTTCCATGAACTTGGATAAGTCCATCTCAACTTCGTTTCGAGACATGTCTCCGCCAAATCTTCCAGAAGGATGGTATTGTTCGTCACTCATATTAGTTTGCTAGTGGGTTATCGTTTTTGTTCTTTAGGCTTTGTACATCATCATACATAGAGTCAATGCTTGAATTTATGCCTGCAACACTTGTTTGTAACATGATAATATCATTTTTAATTGGACTCAAATCTTGTGTCTCTATGTTTAACGATTTAATCTGCTCGTCAACTGCGACTACTTTTTTATCCAAGTCTGTAACTTGATCTGATAAAGCATCTATTTCATTAATATAACGAGACATTTTAGACTCTAAGTTTTCTATCCTATTTACATAAGTAGCCCCTGTATAGCCAAATCCAGCAAGTGTTCCTATTATGGAAACTAAACCTATGATCTGCGCTGCTTTTGATTGAAACCAATCCATTTTTTATTCCTATGCTAGTTTTGTTTTTTTAAATCTGTTTTTCATAATCGCTCCGCAACCTCTTGATTGAACACTACCGCCTTTTGCTTTTCTATGCGGTCTAACTTTCTTTGAAATCTTCTTAGGTTGTTTTGAAAACTGTTTGCCTTTTTTAGTATCTTGTCTTTTTTTGCGAGTCGTAGCTGCATACTCAGCAGAGCTCAAAGATTTTATAGCGCTTTCTGGCAAATACCTTTCTCCAGTTTCACTGGATTTTTTACCAGATTTAGTGCGCCATTTTTGATTGGTCCAATTTTTTAAAGATTGTTGCGATGATTTTAACGCCATTAACGATAACCTCCGCCAGCTTTTTTATAGGCTTTTGCAAGCATTTGAGCTTTTCTAGCCGACCATTGACCAGCTTTACCGCCTTTTGTTCCAGATTTAATTCTGTTAAAAATTCTTTTACGCATGGTTGGCTTGGTATAGTTACCAGCTTTGTTTACAGTAGATTTTGATTTAGATGCGCTTCCACCTTTTTTAAGTTTAATTGACTGTAAAGTTTTGGCTTGTTTTGCATGTGACTTACTAGCCTTCTTCAAGCCTTTCACTACTTTTTTTATCTTAGCTTTATTCTTGCTACCTTTTGTTACTTGCTTATTCATCTGTGCTCTCGATATTACCATTTTTCACGATTTGCCCAATATGCTGCTGACATTTTGCCTCTAGCTATATTTTTACCATGTCTTGCTTTAAAACTTTTTCGTCTTGCTTTCTGTTTAGCTGATTCACCTTTTTTTGGTTTGCCAGCAGTTTTTACGCCTTGCTGTCCAAATCGTATTGTTTTAATTTTGCTTCCTTCTTTTGCTACAACTACATGCGATTTTTTGGGATGACTTGGTGTTCTTTTGGGTTTGTTATAACCACTGACTCCTGCTCTCGCAAGCCTTGGATCTTTTTTACTTTTTGCTCTTGCCATTATTATTTACCAACTTTTTTTATGGCTGTTTTATGAGCTTGTGTAAATGTTAGTGGATTCCTGCTTCTGGTCATTAAATTGGTCATCTCTCTCATGTGTTTTGAGCTATGATGCTTCTTATGCCTTTGCATTGCTTTCTTTTGATTCGTTGTCAACTTTTTCATAAATTAGGCTGTCCATTAATTAAATCTCTCATGCCAGTCAAGCTGTTGCCATACAATCCCATGAAAGCAGCGTTATTGTCCGACATAGAAACATTACCATAAATATCTTCTGGTTCATACCATGAAGAAGTATCTGGTATATTCATTTTGGCATAACTATCAAAGCCTTGCACATAGCCCATATATGCAATTAATTGTGCTTCATCACCATACTCACCTGTTTCTTGTTGCTGTTGTTCTAGTTCTTCTTGTTGGTTTTCTATGTTTTGAGCAACTATTTGATCGGCAATTAAATCGGCTTCAGAAGCGGGCATTTCAGACATTGCTGTATTGATTTCTAGCTCCATTGTGCCAACTGCTACATTTTGTGAACCACTAGTATTTGCATCGCTTTGACCAACTGCTACGTTTTGTGAACCAGTAGTATTGCTTGAAACCCCTGTATTTGTTGATGTGTTAGAAGCAACACTGGTTGATCCACCTACTGCTGTATTATTCGCACCTATGGTATTTGAGCCACTTTCGCCAACAGCAGCATTATTACCACCTACTGCAACATTGCTAGAACTCATTGATAAAACTTGTTGTGTTTGCATTGCCGAACTTGCGACTTGAGCAGAGATACTGGGGGAGTTGCTGGTGCTAATTCCACCTCCAGATGATGAGCTGGCTACTGCGGTGCTTGTTGTATTAGAAACACCACCAGAAGCCACAGAAGAAGCATAAGATCCTCCCGATGATATAGACGTACCTGTGGCTTGAGCAGATGTTCCAGCAGTTGTACCGCTTACGCTACTTGTGGCTGCTCTAATAGAGTTGGCAACCACATTTAATTGTTCTGCTTTTTTGTTGTCTTTTTTATCTTCGTTCTGCGTGACAACAAGCTCGATATTTTCTTCTCGGTCTTGGCTCTCTTCTTCAATTGTCTCTGCATCATCCAAGTCTCCAGTTTCATCTTCAGATAAATCTGCAAGCTCTTCCAATATTTCTTCATCTTCTTCTTGTTCAATCCAATCCTCCAATTCTTCTATGGTTTCAAACTCTAAAAACTCTATGGGTTCGTCATCAATGTATTCTTCAATTAATTCTTGGTGTTCAAAATGATCCAATAAAATGTCTTCCAATATAGGTAAATCATAATCTGTTTCGTGATATTCTTCTGCCAATAATATTTCTTGATATATCTGTTCGATATAAGGCTCTTCTTCGATATAACTTAACGGAATAAAGATTTCTTCGGGCAATGCATCAAATTCTTCTACAAAAGGCTCAAGGTATTCTTCTTCAAAATATAATGTTTCTTCGTAATATAATTCTTCTTCATAATATTGTTCTTCAAAATAAAGATCTTCTTCATAATAATCTATCCCCTGTAGCTCAGTAGTGTATACAAGGTCTTCTTCAAAGAAATAATCTTCTTCGTAATAGGGATCAACATACCCATACTGATCGTCTTGAAAATCATCATAGCCAAACATATCGCCTTGATAATAGGCATCTTCAACAAAAGTTTCGACCATATATCCAGCACAAGCTGGCGAATACTGCGAGTCCAAAGCACACTCATAATCAAACAAGTCATCCCAATAGTTAGCACATTGAGTAGAATACAATCCATCTAAATCACACTGTTGAGTTAAAAAAGCTGCTTGATAGCCAGTACATGCGGTATTGTTTAAAGGATTGCTACAATCCAGTCCGTTCCCAGCACCTACGCCATATAAACTCCCACCATTTTCTAGCAAAGTATTAAAAGAAGTGTCGTTCCAATTGGTGTTGACACAAGTGCCTGCAACATTTGTTGTGCCTGTACTGCATTCATCGTGATACAAATAAGTATATGATTCGCTTGAGCTCCCTTGTTCGCCAATCAATACATCGTGATTGATAATATTTAAACCGCCATAACGAAACTCAAAGCTATCATTTGACTTCCATAATATGACTTCAAAAGAGTTATCTGAGCCACTTCTGTTGTATTCTCGTAGGTTATACCACCCAAAAACAGCTTTATCTGTAAAGTTTCTAGCTAGAACACTGGAGCCATTGTCTCGTATTAAATCAGTCCAGAAAGGATAAAGCGTATAAGTGTGTTGACCAGCTAAAGGATCTGGTGTGTAGTCGTTACAATAAGAACCGCTTGTTTTAAAGTGTAGGCATCCATTTGTTGCCATTCGAGCTGATGTAAAGTCCTCACCATAAAAAGTAAATGTAAAGTCTAAGTTAAAAGCGCTTGATACTCGATCATCTCCAACACCTAAGTTGTAAGAAGTAGCTATATAGTTTGTTTTTAAATCAATGAGAGATTGATTTGCTTCGTAAATATATCCTGCATTTAATGTAGGTATAAATAAAACAAAAGCTAAACTAACTGCCCTTATCAAATTCACGCTTACAGGTCAGTCTTGATTTATTTTGCCCAGAAGAGTTTTCGGTTCTAGCACACTTGGCAACATAGCTGGCTTTTGCTTCTTTGTAATCGGGTCGATCTTTAGGATTAGCAGCCCATGCCACTCTTGCTTCCTCGCCTATCTTGCCTTCATATGGACAAGGTGTGCCAGCCATATACATTGCACTAAACACTCTAACGTCTTGGCACATGATGGCAACGGCTGCGACTTTCATGCCCATATCGTATAAATACTTTCCTAATTTTAATCGTTCACAGTTTTCATCTCTAACTGTTCTTCCAGCAGATAAACCAAATACTTGTCCTTGAAATGCACCAGAACGACCTACAGTACAGAGATCTTGGCTATAACTCATAATACTAGGAGCAATCGCAGAAGCAGGCGGTGCTTTAGTCGTAATATTTTGGTTGATAGTTTGTTCAGATTTTGACTCATTGATGTTCCGATTCGTGTTATCAGTGGTGCTGTTGTTTTCATTAACATTTTTGTTATTGGTCTGAACATTTGAATTTGAGTTCGATTCGTTCTTGTTTACGTTTGTGTTGTTAGAAGTCGATGTCGAATTATTATTGTTGTTATTGGTATTGGTATTCGTATTTGTACTTGTCGAAGTATTGTTGTTGTTATTGGTATTGTTACTGGTACTTGTATTGTTGTTGTTATTAGTGCTTGTAGAAGTATTTGTATTTGTATTGTTATTACTATTGCTTGATGTACTTGTGCTTGTATTGTTGTTTGTATTTGTTGCAGTCGATGTTGATGTATTGCTATTTGTGTTGTTATTGGTCGCAGTCGATGTCGAAGTATTGTTGTTGGTGTTGTTGTTGCTGTTGGTCGCGGTTGACGTGCTGGTGTTGTTATTAGTGTTGCTGTTGGTGTTGTTGTTGGTGTTGTTGTTTGTTGCAGTCGATGTCGTTGTAGAAGTGTTGGTGTTGCTATTAGTGTTGTTATTAGTGTTGCTGTTAGTGTTGTTGTTGGTGTTGTTGTTATTATTAGTGTTGGTTGTGGTCGTACTCGATGTGGTGGTCATCGAGTTCTGCTCACAATACTGAGAACCAGCAGTACAATCGCCAGTTTGATCGGCTTCTACGCTATTTGCACCAAGGAATATAGCGCCTACAAGCAGATAAAAATATAGCCATTTTTTATTTAACTTCATGTGGATTAAATAATTTCTTTTCTATTAAGGTTTGACGATTAACTAAATGCTCGTCTTCGATGTCTTTTTTGCTCTGTCCTTCGTATTTTACAGCATGAAAATCATCAACCATCATTAAGTTTATGTTACGACCAGCTACATACATCTCGCCCAAAACTCGACCAAACTTGCCTTTTTTGTCTTTATGAGTTTTTATGACGACATCTCCCTTGTCGAGCCATTCTTTTAAGTACGCTTTGCTCATCAAACCTCTGACTTTTTCATCTTTGTCTCTGGTCCTAGATTCTGGCGTGTCGATGCCATATAAGCGTACTCGGCTTTTGTAGAATATATCAAAGCCTAGATCAATAACGACATCCACAGTATCGCCATCGACTATTCTTTTGATTTCACATTTATATTCGTACATTAAAGCCAGCCAAAAGTTCTAAATAAATCCCAAAGAACATAGGCAAAGCAAATCCAAAATGCTTTTCTATAAAAAGCATATTTGTTGTAAACAACTTCCGGCACTTTGCCTAATCTGTAAAGCTCTTCCATAAATCTTCAAATGTTTTACTCAGATTCTTTATTGACTTCTTTTGTCTCTTCTTCAATCTTATCAACAACAGTGCTTACCGCACCGACTGGTATCGAAATAGCAGTTTTGCTTATGTCTACGACATCATCGACAACCGCGCCAGCAATATCTTTGCCAGCATTTATTGTTGATTCGATTGTAGAACAACCTGTTAATACAAGACCTAATAAAGATATAGAAATTAAATTCTTCATTTAGTCCTCCTTATTTATCTTTTGCTTTCCA